ATTCGAAATACTAGTGAAAGACAATTTTCACAAGAATTCGAAACAGAATTTGTTGGTAGTACACAAACACTTATATCAGGATCTAAATTAAGATCCATGCCTTTTAAGACACCAATACATTCACAAGATTTTATAGATATATTCGAAAATCCAATAGATAAACATTCATATACTTTAGTTGTTGATACAGCCAGAGGACAAGGATTAGATTATTCCGCATTCACAGTTATAGATTCGACTGAAGTCCCTTATAAACTTGTAGCGAAATATAGATGTGATACTATATCACCGTTATTATATCCTAACGTAATTTATAAGGTAGCTAAACATTATAATGAGGCATATGTATTAGTTGAAGTAAATGATATAGGAGAACAAGTAGCAGTTACCTTACACCAAGATTTAGAATATGAAAATATGATGATGATGACTTGGAAAGGTAGAGGTGGACAACAGTTGGGTGGTGGTTTTGGTAAGAATTCACAATGGGGAGTAAGAACTACTAAGCAAGTTAAACGTCTAGGTTGTGCTACATTAAAAAACTTGATTGAAGAAGATAAGTTAATTATAACAGATTATGATGTAATATATGAACTTACTTCTTTTTCAGCCAAAAAAGATTCATATGAAGCTGAGGAAGGACATCATGATGATTTAGCAATCACGTTAGTCATCTTTGCGTGGTTAACTAACCAAGAATATTATAAAGAATTAACAAATGTTGATTTACGTGAAAAGATGTATTCAGAGAAAATGAAAGAAATTGAAGAAAGCTATTTACCGTTTGGTATTATAGATGACGGATTAGAGGAAGAAGAAATTGTAGATGATGAAGGAAATAGATGGCAAGTAGAAAGAACTGATAGAATTTTAGAAGATACAGGTCACAATGTTTTTTTCTGAACCCCGTTTGTTTATAAATAATCTTAGTAACTAATAATACATGAACTTAATGATTTATAGGAGAAGAAGATGGCATTTACAGTAAGTCCAGGTGTAGTTACACGTGAGATTGATTTAACTACAATTGTGCCTGAGACTGGAACAACTGCAGGTGCTTTTGCTGGGGCTTTTCGCTGGGGACCCTTAGACCAACTTGTTAATGTAAGCAGTGAAGATCTACTCGTAGAAAATTTCCAGAAGCCTGACTCTTCAACATATCTATCTTTTTTCACAGCGGCGAATTTTTTAGCCTATGGTCAAAATTTAAATGTTGTTCGAGTAGCAAATTCATCAGCATATAACGCAACGACAGATGCGGCAAATACTGTCTTAATTAAAAGTTCCGAAACCTATTACAATACATATTACACCGAATTTGGTGGGTCCGGAGCATCTGATAATTACGGAGAATTCGCAGCAAAATTTGCAGGCGAATTAGGTAATTCACTTAAAGTCGGATTATGTGGAGCTGACATTGCAGAAGCAGCATTGACAGGAACCATGACAACTTCCTTTTCTGGAACAGAAGGAACTGTATCAGGAACATCAACATCGTATACTACAGAATTACAAGTTAACGATATAATTAAACATGATGTTGGCGGCACCTATTTCTTAGTAACTGCTATTGCATCAGACACTTCAATGACTGTGCAATCTTCAAGTAATACCGATGTTACTGGTACGCCAGTATATACAAGAATGAAAAGTTCACATTATTCTGAACCAGCCACGGCTGCAATGGGAACAGTTCAAGTTTCAGATGCCGCAAGAAAAGTGATGACAGGAACAGGAACTTATTTTGATATACAGCTTACAGTAGGTGATAAGATTTCAATTGGTGGAGAAACACATGAATTGGATTCTATTACAAGTAATACAAGCGCAGCTTTGAAAACAGCCATATCACCAAGTTCCACAGCAATAGCCGGTTCGATTGCATATTCACGAGAGTGGGAATTTGCAAGTGTATTTGATTATGCACCACTTACTTCGGATTTTGCAACTCGAAGAGGTGTAATACAAGATGAAGTTCATGTAGTTGTAGTAGATGAAGACGGAGAATGGACAGGTGTTAAGGGAACAGTATTAGAAACATTCCCAGCTTTATCCGTTGCTTCAGATGCTAAATCAGAAGATGGTCAAGCTCTTTTTTATAAAGAAGCTATTAATAGACAATCTAAATATATTTGGTGGATGAAACATCCCACCGGAACAGACGCAGATACTGCACCCAATACCGCAGCATGGGGAGCGTCAGCTAATGCCGCTTCAAAACCTGCATTTACACAAAATAGAATTACTGTTAATGCAAGTATGACAGGTGGTATTGATGGACAAACATTAACTGATGCTATTACAATTACCGGGTATGATAAATTTAAATCTTCAGAAGATATAGATATTTCATTAATACTTGGTGGTTCTTGTTCTTCCGTAGTTGCAAGTTACTTAATTAGTAATATTGCAGAAACTCGCAAAGATTGCATGGTGTTTATTAGCCCAGAGCAAAGTGATGTTGTTAATAATGACGGCGGAGAAGTTACAGCAATTAATGATTTTAGAAATAATTTGCCCAGTACTTCATATGCAGTTATAGATTCTGGATGGAAATATCAATATGACAAGTATAATGATACGTTTAGATATATTCCATTAAATCCAGATGTAGCTGGCCTTGTTGTAAGAACAACATTAGAAAGAGATTTCTTCTTTTCGCCAGCTGGCTTCAATAGAGGTCAAGTAAAAAGTGTAGCACGGCTTGCATGGAATCCTAATAAAACAGAAAGAGACAATCTTTATAAAAATGGTGTAAATCCAGTTGTTTCTTTTTCAGGACAAGGAACGTTACTATTTGGTGATAAAACATTATTGGCCAAACCTTCAGCGTTTGATAGAATTAATGTACGTAGATTGTTCATTACTTTGGAAAAATCCATTGCTAATTTCGCACAGTTCTCAATGTTTGAGTTCAACGATGATTTCACACGAGCATCTTTTGTTTCGTCAGTAGAACCATTTCTCAGAGATATTCAAGGAAGAGGTGGTATCACAGACTTTTCTGTAATTTGTGACGAATCAAATAATACACAAGAAGTTATAGATCGAAACGAGTTTATTGGTAGCATATTCATTAAACCTACGAAATCCATTAACTTCATCTTGCTCAATTTTGTTGCAGTACGAAGTGGTGTAGATTTTGAAGAAGTTGTGAATGCTGTATAAATAAAGATAATTATACAATAATATTAGGGGTTTAAATGGCATTTGTAGTAGATGGACAAAATAGTTTTATATCAAAACTAACTAAAGGGGGCGCCAGAGCTACCCTTTTCGATGTAGCAATTACTCTTAAAGGAGATACATCAACAACTGGAGTAAGTCCAGGCATGACCTTTATGTGTAAGGGTGTGCAAATTCCGGCAAATGCTTTAGGCATTACAACCGTAAATTATTTTGGTCGAGCAGTAAAAATTCCAGGAAATAGAACTTTTGAGGACTTAACCACAACCATTATAAATGATGAAGGTTATCCAATCAGAAACCAAATAGAAAGCTGGATGAATAAATTAAATTCTCATCAGGGCAACGTTCGTGATTCTACAATGTTAAATAAACTTACAGGTTATATTGCGGATATGAGTGTGAAAACATATAGTAAAACTGGTGGGGACGATCAAATATATAAGTTTGAAAATTGTTTTCCTACTTCCTTGGATCAAGTTGATGTCAATTGGGACCCAAATGATGCAATAATGGAATACACAGTTACTTGGGCTTATGATTATTGGGAACATACCGGAGTAACTACCGGCGCATAAGGATTTTTAAACATGGCAGATTTTAGAATAAGTACATTCACAAGCAAATTAATTGGTGGTGGAGCCAGAACTAATCTCATGGAAATGACCTTGGGAACAGTTCCCGGTGGTGGTGCAACTTCAGATTGGAAATATTTGTGTAAGGGAGCTCAGATTCCTCCTTCTATGCTAACCCCAATTGAAGTGCCTTATTTTGGCCGCAATATAAAAGTTGCCGGAGAAAGCAGAGAATTTCCTGCTTTGTCTACCACAGTTGTCAATGATGAAGGGCATACTCTGAAGGCCGCACTTGAAAAATGGATGGTACTACTTAATGGTCATAAATCTAATGTGGCCAAAAAGGACATTTTTAGTTCGAGAACCAAATATACGACTCAAATGACATTAAAAATGTTTAAAAAAGATGGCGAAAAAGATCAAGAGTGGAAAATCATAGGAGCGTGGCCATCAAATATATCAGCTATTGATCTTAGTTGGGATTCAGGGAATACAATTCAAGAATTCACGGTAGATTGGCAGTATGATTACTATACCCATGAACAAGCAAATATCAAGTAATTTGCATTCAGAACATTTAAATAGAAATATATTATGAAACTTTTTGGATTTAATATAGAGAGAGAAAAGAAACAAGACTTACCTGCTCTTAGTTTCCCCGAAAATCAAGAAGGCGCTATTGAAGCCACTTCGGCAGGTGGTGCTTTCGCTTCTTATCTTGATTTAGAAGCAGTTGCAAAAACTGATGCTGACTTAATTATGAAATATAGGGATATGGGCGAACATCCCGAATGTGATATGGCAGTTGAAAATATTATTCAAGAAGCCATAATTACTAATCAAGCACGAAATCCTGTTGACCTAGATCTAACACACACCGGTTTATCAAAAAATCTCCAAGATAAAATTGCAGATGAATTTGAACTTATCTTAAAATTACTTGATTTTAATAATCAAGCATATGATATTTTTAAGAGATGGTATATTGAAGGTAGGATTTTTTATCATGTAATGATAGATCCAAAAAATACTGATAAAGGAATTCAGGAATTAAGATTAATTGATTCTTTTAAAATTAAAAAAGTTAGACAAATAATTCCAGACCCAAGGCAAACACCGTCAGAATTCAAATTGCCCAGATTTGAAGAATATTATTTGTTTAATGAAAAAGGATTATTAACCCCAAGTCAAATGGGTGTTAAGGTAGCTGTTGATTCTATCATTATGGCCCATTCGGGTATAATGACAAAAGATAAGAAGTTTGTTATTTCCCATTTACATAAAGCCATTAAGTCGTTAAATCAACTAAGGATGTTGGAAGATGCTGTTGTAATTTATAGAATAGCAAGAGCACCTGAAAGACGTATATTTTATATTGATGTAGGAAACTTACCTAAACAAAAAGCTGAGCAATATCTTAAAGATATAATGACTCGGTATAAAAATAAATTAGTATATAATGCTTCAACTGGTGAAGTAAAAGATGATAGAAGGCACCAGTCAATGTTAGAAGATTATTGGCTTCCACGAAGAGAAGGTGGAAGAGGAACAGAAATTTCTACTTTGCCTGGCGGACAGAATCTAGGTGAAATGGAAGATGTTGATTACTTTAGAAGGAAGTTATATCAATCATTAAATGTTCCTTTATCGCGATTAGAAGCTGATACACCTTTTGTTTTAGGTAGAGCATCTGAAATTAGTAGAGATGAATTAAAATTTTCAAGATTCATTGACAGAATTAGAATAAGGTTTTCCCATTTGTTTTATCAAATATTGGAAAAACAACTGATTCTTAAAAATGTTATTCATACATCTGAATGGCCTAAGTTAAAAGAAACTCTTAGATTCAATTATGCAGCCGATAATCATTTTGCTGAATTGAAACAACAAGAGTTAATGGCTGATAGATTAAATATGATGAGAGATGTAGAAGAATTAGTTGGAAATTATTATTCTAAACAATTTGTTAAAGATAGGATTCTTAGACTTACACCTGAAGAACAAAAGAATATTGAAAAACAAATTAAAAAAGAAGAAAAAGAAGCAGAAGGTGAAGGCGATCAATACCCACCTCAATCAGGAATGCCACCAGCAGTTCCAGCTGTAAATAAAATTAATGTTGTGCCTGGTGCCGATCCAAATACAGGAGGACAACCATTTACAGCAGCAGGACAGGATCAAGGGTTAGCAACATCACAAGGAATGCAAGCCAAAGGTGAAGATGTTAAACCTGAATTACTCACAGGGGAAAAATCATTGAAAAGTCTTTATAACCTAAATAAGAAAGAGCGCAGGTTTGGAAAATAAAGGTAGAGAAATAGTAGCAACAATAATAGACGATATTATTGCAGGTAGAGATTATAAAGCACGTACAACTGTACAAGATGTTCTATCAACTAATTCTACTAATAGAGTAACGGAACTTAAAAAAGATCACGTAGAAACAATGTTTAAGGAAGATGATGTTTAAGTATAATAGGGAATCTTTTTTACCAACAGATCAACGTCAAGAGTTAAATGAAATCAGTGATGAAGAAAATCCTGAATTTATGTTCCAAACAATGCATATGAAGCTTGTGATTGCTATAGCAAATGGAAAAATTAACGCTAAAAAAGCAGCATTAGAAGAGTTGGCTAATCGTGGTTATGATAAAAACGGTAAATGGGTTGGATGGGATGAGGATCCATCACAAACTGCCCAAACTGCCAAGAAACGTGTGGCTGCAAACAAAGCAATGCAAAGGAAAAGATTCGTATAAATAAAACTATACACTTTAGGAAATATAGATATGAAATTAAAAGCTGCAAATACTGTTAGTACAGCAACAAATTTAAGTTTAGGAAACGCTACTGCTGTGGCAGTAACTACTACCGCTGTTACATTAATTACTATCATAGATAGTGATGGAACTGAAGGTAATACTAACGGAACAGTAGTTGGGTCTATTTCATTACCGGCAAGTGTAACTCAAATTATACAAAAAGACGCAGACCAATTCATTAAGTGTAGTGTTACGAATGCTCAATATACACCAGTAGCACGATCAAGTTATTAAGGAAAAACGATGAAGCTAATATGCGAAATTAACGAAAATGTCGAAACTTTGGTTGAATCACCAGAGGGAAAAGAAAAGAATTATTTCATTAAAGGCGTTTTTCTTCAAGCAGAACAAAAAAACCGAAATGGTCGCATTTACCCTATGGAAACTATGGCAAAAGAAGTAGATCGCTATAGTAACCAATACATTAAAACAAATAGGGCATTCGGCGAACTAGGTCATCCAGATGGCCCTACAATTAATCTGGAAAGAGTTTCACACATGATTAAAGAGTTAAAACAAGATGGCCCCAATTTTATGGGTAAGGCGAAAATTATGGAAACTCCATACGGAAAAATTGTTAAAAACCTAATTGACGAAGGTGCGAAATTAGGTGTAAGTTCCAGAGGAATGGGTTCTCTGAAAACTGCAGGTGGTGCTCAAATAGTACAAAATGATTTTCATCTTGCAACAGCTGGAGATATTGTCGCAGATCCATCAGCCCCCATGGCTTTCGTAGAAGGCATAATGGAAGGCAAAGAATGGATTTGGGAAAACGGCATTTTAAAAGAAGCTGAAGTTCAAGAAATCAAAAACGATATAGTTAAAGAATTTGCTAAAAAGAACAGGGACGATTCTATTTACGTTGACTCCTTTGAAAAGTTTTTATCAAGACTTTAATTTTATAAATATATACAGTAATTAATATTCATAGGAGATTGTAAATGTCTGAACAAGAAACTGTCCAAAAACAGCAGTCTCTTGCCAATAGTGTGAATGAACTAGAAACTTTAGCTCAACAAGCATTGGAATTAGACGGCGAGGCAAGGGAAGAGCTCGTTGAACAAATTAAAACACGATGCGTAGAAGAAGGTCTATCTTCCCAAGAGACAGATGAGTTATTGGAAGAGATAGGTCTTGTTCAGGAAGCACGCAAAAAGGTACAAGAGGCGGACAATAAACCCAAACCCGGAAAAGGCGATTCTGCTGAAAAAGTAGAAGGTGACCACGGTTCTGAACCTGCTGATCCAAACCAAGTAAAAGGCTCCGGAACAGCCATGGGTAACCCAGTTAAGGGTAAAGCTAAAAACTCTGATAAGGGCGAACCAATGGATAAGGTAAAAGAAGATCTACAGCCTAAAACAAAAGCCGGAATGATGGCTGCTGTTTATGAAAAATTAGGCAAATTGAAAAAAGATCAGATTGCCGCAAATTTCGAATCTATTCTTGGTTCCCTAAGCATACAAGAGAATACGGAGGAAGAAACTGACACCAAACCTCTTGATGTTCAAGATGATATCGATGCGTTAACTGAAGGTGAAGAACTTTCAGATGCTTTCAAAGAAAAGGCTAGTACTATCTTTGAAGCAGCCGTCCAAGCTAAAGTTAATCAAATAGTAGTTGAGAAAGAGCAAGAGCTCGAAGAAAAAATTCAAACTCAACTTGCAGAAGAGATCGACGAATACAAAGAAGAAATTGTTAATAAGGTAGACAGCTATCTTAACTACGTTTCTGAAGAATGGGTCAAGGAAAATAAACTTGCCATTGAAAAAGGAATTCGCACAGAATTGACTGAAGGATTCTTAGTTGGTCTTAAAGATCTGTTTACAGAGCACTATATTACAATCCCAGAAGAGAAAGTTGATGTTGTTGACGATCTGTTCACAAAAGTAGAAGGATTGGAAGAGCAACTTAACAATCAGATCCAAAAGAACATAGAAGTTCAAACAGAACTTACAAAGTTTAAAAAAGATAAAGTCTTAGGTGCTATTACAAAAGACTTAACTGAAACCCAAAAAGAAAAAGTAGCGGAATTGGCTGAAAATGTAGATGCTGAAGATGCAGATGACTTTGAACAGAAGGTTGAAGTACTGAAGGAAAATTATTTTCCAACAGAAGACAAGTCAGCGAGTATCGAAGATGTAGAAACATCAAGTGATGATGAAACCACTCCCACTCATTTACAAGAGGGAATGGATAGATACATGTCGGCTATTTCACGACAAGTTAGATAATAATAACAACTTTAATAGTTTATAATAAAACATTCAGGAGATAACGATGTTTTTGTCAGAAAATTTACAAGAGAAGTGGGGTCCTGTACTCGACCATCCTGATCTTCCCGCAATTCAAGATTCTTACAGGAAAGCTGTTACAGCAGTTCTGTTAGAGAATGAAGAGAAGTCAATTCAGGAAGAAGGCGGGTCTTCGCTTTTATTTGAGAGTTCTCCTACGAACGCAGTTGGTGCCGGTATGGGTACTACTGCTGGAAATATCAAAGGTTATGACCCAGTACTTATTTCCTTGGTTCGCAGAAGTATGCCTCTCTTAATCGCATACGATGTTTGCGGTGTTCAACCTATGACAGGTCCTACTGGCTTAATTTTCGCCATGAAGTCCCGTTATGCTAGTCAAACTGGTTCAGAAGCACTTTTCAGTGAAGCTGATTCCGGTATTACTGGTGGAAACGCTGCTGCAACATCAGCACACACTTCCAATGGTAACCCTGCGGCTGCCTCAACTAGTTCACTTGCATATCTCCCAGGTCGTGGAATGACTACGACTTTAGGTGAAGCAATGGGCGATAGTGCTGCAAATGCTTTTGCTGAAATGGCCTTTTCAATCGATAAGGTAACTGTTACAGCGAAAACACGCGCACTTAAAGGCGAATATACAATGGAATTGGCTCAAGACTTAAAAGCAATTCATGGTCTTGATGCTGAAACTGAACTTTCTAATATTTTAAGTTCAGAGATTCTATCGGAAATTAACCGCGAAGTTATCCGAACAATTTATGGTAACGCCAAAACTGGTGCCCAGAACAACGTAGCCACAGCCGGGACATTCGATATGGATGTTGATTCAAACGGTCGTTGGATGGTTGAAAAATTTAAGGGACTAATGTTCCAGATTGAGCGCGAAGCTAATGCTATCGGGCACGACACACGTAGAGGAAAAGGTAATATCCTTATGACTTCTTCGGATGTTGCTTCCGCATTGCAAATGGCTGGTGTACTTGATTATCAATCTGCCGTTCCAGGTGGATCGTTGAATGTTGATGATACACAATCAACTTTTGCTGGTACTCTTAATGGTCGTTACAAAGTATATGTTGATCCATATGCTACAATCCAAGATACAAATTAGTTTGTGATTGGATATAAAGGTTCGTCAGCTTATGACGCAGGACTTTTCTATTGCCCATACGTTCCACTACAAATGGTACGTGCGGTTGGTGAGAATTCCTTCCAGCCAAAGATTGGATTCAAAACACGATACGGAATGGTATCGAATCCTTTCTCAACAGGAACCGCTGCATCCAGTGATGGATCACTCACATATAACACAAACGTTTATTACAGACGATGTCTAGTTACAAACTTGATGTAATCTTGTATTAAATTAAGTGGTATAAATAAGGGTAAGGGGTCTAGAATTCCTTACCCTTTTTTTGTGTCCAGAAAGTTTAAATGGTTACCACTGCTGTAAAACAACCAGATAATATTAATTACCTTTCACCTACCGGTTTTAGGTTTGTATGTACAAATCTACCTGAAACACAATTTTACTGTCAAACTGCAAATATACCTGGAGTTTCTATTTCAGAAGTTCCAGTAGCAACTCCTCACAGGCAACATTGGGTAGCCGGCGATAATCTTACATATGATGAATTTTCTATAACAATGATTGTTGATGAATATATGCACAATTGGCAGGAAATTCAACAATGGATAATTGGATTAGGTAAGCCTGAAAGTTTTCGACAATATGCAAGAGCTAAAATAGCAGAAAAAATTAAAACAAATGCATCTTTGTTTATTCTTACCGGTTCCAAAAATCCAGCATTAAGATTTGATTTTTTTGATGTATGGCCCAAAACTATATCATCCATTAGTATGGATATAACAGCATCAGAAATCACATATTTAACTGCAGATATCTCTTTTCAATATAACTACTACGAAATGACAAGGTTAAATCCATCAGACAAATAATAATATGAAATTAAGTGAAATTCAAGAGATTTGGCAAAAAGATTGTCAACTCGATGATACAAAATTAGATGTAGAACTGTTAAAGATTCCTAACCTCCACAGTAAATATTTGGGAATATATAATGATGAAGCCCTCCAACAAAAAAAATTATTCTATGAAAAAAAGAAACTTCTAAAAATAAAGACCATTTATTACGCAGGTAAAATGAGTCAGGAAGAATTAGAAAAACTTGGTTGGGAACCATTTATGTTCAAAATAATTAAAGGATATGAACCTAAAATAGAAACATATCTTGCAGGGGATGAAGATTTGATTAAAGCAGATGAAAAATTAGAATATACAAAACTTAAAGTGGAATTTTTAGAATCAATTATCAAGTCCCTAAATACTAGAGGATATAATATAAGATCTGCAATTGACTTTTTAAAATTTACAATGGGATCATGAGGGTACGTAAAGTAGATGATGTTCATATATTCATTGACTGTGATGCTTCACAAGCAGCAGAGTTAAATGATTATTTTACGTTTGAAATTCCAAATGCAAAATTTACTCCATCTTATAGAAATGGTTTTTGGGATGGAAAAATAAGATTATTCGATGTTAGAAAAAGACAACTGTACTATGGATTATATGAATACGTTAAAAAGTTCTGTGAAGCAGGGAACTATGAGTTACAAATTGATGAAAGCATTACGCTCGGGAATAATAATTTTAGTGATATTGATTGCACTAGATTTTGTGAACGTCTTAATTTAAACTTAACTCCGAGAGATTATCAATTACAGGCTGTTAGACACTGTATTAATATGGATAGATGTTTACTTTTATCTCCTACAGCGTCTGGTAAGTCTTTTATTATATATTTGTTATTACGGTATTTTAATACGAGGAGTTTAATAGTGGTGCCAACTGTATCGCTAACACAACAAATGTATACAGATTTTCAAGAATATAGTGACGACTGGAATGTTTCCGAACATTGCCATGTAATCACAGCCGGCGCAGAAAAAGAAACTAATAAACAAGTCGTAATTTCTACTTGGCAATCTATCTATGATTTGCCAAAAAATTATTTTAATGAGTTTAGCTTTATGATTGGGGATGAAGCACATTTATTTAAAGCAAAGTCTTTGACCTCAGTAATGAGCAAGCTAAAAAACTGTCGTTGGAAATTTGGAACTACAGGAACCCTGGACGATTCACAAACACATAAATTAATTCTTGAAGGATTATTTGGTCCTGTTCATCAAGTAACACAAACTAAAGATTTAATTGATGCAGGATACTTAGCTCAATTTTCAATACAATGTATAGTATTAAGATATAGTGAAGCGGAAAAGTTAGAAGCTAAAAAATTTAGTTATCAAGATGAAATTGCCTTCCTCATTAATCATACAAAACGAAATAATTTTATTCGAAACCTTGCATGTGATCAAAAAGGAAATACATTATTATTATATCAATTCGTTGAAAAACATGGAGAAATATTATATAATATAATACTAGAAAAGGTAAATAGTAATAGAAGAGTGTTTTTCATTCATGGAGGAGTAGATGGATCTGAAAGAGAAGAAGTCAGAAGAATTACTGAATCAGAAAAAGATGCTATCATTATCGCAAGCTTTGGTACCTTTAGCACTGGTATTAATATTAGGAATCTTCATAATATCATTTTTGCTAGCCCTAGTAAATCTAAAATAAGAAATTTACAGTCAATAGGTAGAGGATTAAGAAAAGGAAGTAAAAAGGAAGAAGCTACATTATATGATATTGCTGATGATTTATGTTATAAGTCGTATACCAATTATACACTTAAACATTTTAAAGAAAGAATTTCACAATATAATGAACAACAATTTAAATATCGTATGTTTCACATTGGATTTTAGAATAATATATTCCCTGTGGCGACAACATATTAATTATAATATATTTTTAATAAAATGTCAAGGAAAAAATAAACCCTTGATTTTATTCCAGAAATAGGGTATAATATGTCTATTAAAAAGAAAGCTATTGAAGTATTGTTCGATGATGATAAGATCTTATTACCCAGTAATAGGTGGACACCTTATCATCAACTAGAACATGAATATATCCATACAACTAGTATTGATTCTGTTTTTAAAAATACTATTGGTTTAGATTTGTCCAGATGGATTAATTGTGTTACTGATTTTGGATACGGTGATATTTCTTGTAATTTAAATTATTGGTTATGGTTAAATGAATTAAGACCTATTAAAATAAAAATTTTAGTTGACGATACTCATTATAAAAAAGGTTTTAATAATAAAGAAACAACAATTGATAAGATTGAATATTTGATTCATAAACAGTGGCAATCAAATATTGAATATCAGTATGTTAAAATTCGTCGGTCATTTGGGAATATTTTGAGAACATATAAAAGTGCTTTTCGTGGTAAGGCATTGATGAAACATACTGATAGAAATTATCGAAGAATGTGGAGCAAATATGTTCCTGTTAATTTAGAACAATATTGGTTTGTTCCTCTTTCAATGCAAATGGAGTGGTTTCCTACAAAATTACAGTGGACACTTCCTAAAGAAAAGAATGTTGTTATTTACAGATATTCACCTCCTAGGGATTGGAATTTAATAGACAATTATTCTTTTGCAAATATTGGTGATAAAATGATATCACAAGATGAAAAGGAAGTTAACGCATATTGGAGTAGTTTAGAAAAAGCTTTAAAGAAAGCTGGTTATAGTTTAGAATATCTTACTTATTCCATGACACCAAATCAATTGTTTACAAAAATATCTAAAGCTACAATGTTAGTATCATCAAGGGGTGGTTTTTCGTACTTAGCACAACATATTGGAACTCCTACAGTTACAATTTTTCCTCCAAGAAGCATGGTTCTTCATAGAGATTATTCAGCACAACATTGTCAATTTCACAATAAAGCAATTAGATTGTTTGAACCAACTCATATTGCAGATGTTGATATTGATGATTTATCTACTAGAAGTACAATGCAAAAATCTATTGCTTACTGGAAAGTAACTAATTATAATAATCTTGAAAAAATGCAAAAGTTAGAATCTGATGTAGATTCTTTTAATTCACATACTGCTGTTGTTTACAAAGAAGCACTAATCAAAGATGCAAATAAAGCTACAAAAGCAGATTTGAGTAATATTTTACCTATCAAAAAGAAGATAGAAGTTGAATTACAAGCAGAAAATGCGGAAGATGAAATATCCGGAAGCTTTTCACAGGAAGCACCTATTAAAAAGGCCCCAGTGAAAAAAGTTATCAAGGAAGCATTAACAAAAGCTAAACCTAAAATTAAACCTAAAAAGAAAGTAAGCAAAAAGGCACGTGGCAAGAAGTAGACAAGGTATAACCTTTAGTAAAAAAATAGGTGGAAAAAAGAGAACCAGTATCGGTAAATCTCGACGGAGTACACCTAAAAATAAATCTCAAAGAGCTAACTGGAAAAGATACAGGGGGCAAGGGAAATAAATTATGGCCAAAAAGAAATCAATACATTATGTAGATAATAAGAAGTTCCATCTAGAAATGGTTGCTTATAAAAATTATTGTGCGGAAGTGAAGGAAAAGGATTCTGAAGAATTGGTACCAATTATACCAGATTATATTGGAGAGTGTTTTATGAAGATAGCAGAAAGATTAAGTTTAAGACCAAACTTTGTTAATTATGCATTTAGAGATGAAATGATATCTGATGGCATTGAAAATTGTGTTCAAGCTGCCCATAACTTTAACCCGGAAAAATCATCCAATCCCTTTTCATATTTTACACAAATCATTTATTTTGCCTTTATAAGACGTATTCAAAAAGAAAAGAAACAATTATATATAAAATACAAGTCCATACATAACAATGGTATGTTATCGGACAGTGTTGTACTTTCAGAACACGATTCAGATGGCGCGTTTAATTACGAAGTTTTATCTGAAGAGCAAAAGGCAAATATGTATAAATTTGTAGGTGACTTTGAAGAAGCAAAAGCAAAAAAGGCAAAAAAACCTAGTAAAGGTGCTAATACATTAATGCCCTATATGGTAGAGGCTGAACCAACCACATGATATCAGCTATTATTACCGATACTCATTTCGGTGCCAGAAACGATAGCTTAGCCTTTAGTAATTTTTTTGCTAAGTTTTATAAAGATATTTTTTTCCCTTATTTAAAAGAACATAACATATCACATGTTATTCATATGGGTGATGTATTTGATAGACGAAAGTTTGTCAACTATAAAACATTATATGATGCTAAAAAATATTTCTTTGATCCCTTAAAAGAGAATAATCTTGAATGTTGGATGTTAGCAGGTAATCACGATACCTTTTATAAGACAACAAATGAAGTGAATTCAGTTGAATTACTTTTAAAGGAATATGATAATATTAAGGTATTTACAAATGCAATTGAAATGGAAAATTGTGTTTTGATGCCATGGGTATGTAATGATAATTATGAAGAAAGTATCAATTTAATAAAAAATACAGAACATCAAGTATTATTTGGTCATTTTGAAATCAGCGGTTTCGAAATGATTAGAGGCCAATTCTGCACAGAAGGATTAGATCGTAAATTATTTGAAAAATTTGATATGGTGTTTAGTGGACACTTTCATCATAAAAGTGATAATGGAACCATTTATTATACAGGTAATCCCTATCAGACAAATTGGATGGATTATAAGGATCCTCGTGGATTCCATATTTTTAATCATGATTCAAGAGAATTGACTTTCATTCAAAATCCTTATGAAATGTTTCATAAATTTTATTATAATGATTTAGAATGGACCCCTGAAGAAGTCAATCAAATGGATTTTGATGATTGGCAACAATGTTATATAAAAATTATTGTTGAAAATAAAACGAATCCGTTTCTTTTTGATCTTGTTTTGGATAAAATGTATAAATCTGGAGTTGGTGATATTAGTGTGGTTGAGGCATTTGCTGAACTTGATGACACTGATGATATCGTTGATGAAGCACAAGATACCATGACAATTTTATCCACATATATTGAAGGTTTAGATACAACTGTTAATAAAAAAAGACTTGACATTTTGATGAGAAACCTGTATAATGAATCCTTAACCCTAGAATAATATGAGTGATAACGCATCCTGGTTTTATGGTGAGCGTTTACCAGAAATAGCTAGAGAACATAATTGTTCGTTGAAAGAAGCCGAGAGAATTTTTATGCAACAAGACCAGTCCGATCTCAAAAATAAAGAAGATAAACAAGAATCTGTAGAAATAGATTTACCTGAAAAAGAATTATTTGATTTAATGTTAATGGCTCATGAAGAGGATATAACATTTAATCAATTAGTAAATAAAGCTCTTAAATATCAGCTAAAACAAGCCGAATATCAATTTGAAAATGGTGATAAGTTAAAACCACAATTTTTAGCTGAGACTGAATGATCTTATTTAAAACCGTTCGCTACAAAAACTTTTTAAGTAGCGGCAATGTGTTTACAGATATACAACTGGACAGGTCTCAAACGACCTTAATTACAGGTGAAAACGGTGCCGGTAAAAGTACCATGCTGGATGCGGTAACATTCAGTTTATTTGGGAAACCATTTCGTAAAATTAATAAACCTCAATTAGTAAATTCAATCAACGAAAAGGCGTGTATTGTTGAAATAGAATTTTTGATTGGGAAAAAACATATATTTGTTCGTAGAGGCATTAAACCTAATTTATTTGAAATAAAGGTTGATAACGTTCCATTACAACAAGATGCGAATATAAGGGATTTTCAAGAATATTTAGAAAAGAGTATTTTAAAATTAAATTATAAATCTTTTACACAGATTATAATATTAGGCAATTCTTCATTTGTTCCTTTCATGCAATTGAGAGCACAAGATAGAAGAGCTATTATAGAGGATCTCTTAGATATTCAAGTTTTTTCATCTATGTCTAATATATTAAGAACATACACGGTTGAAAATAAATTACAATTAGACACAAATAAGAATTCTAAAGATTTGGCCCAAAATAAAATAGACTTAAAAGAAGACTATATAATACAATTAAAAAACAAAACAAAAAACTTAGTTAAAAGATTTGAAAAGGATATTAAAAATAATTTAGATCAAAAAACAACTTTATCGAAAGAGATGGCTGATATTAATGATACAGTATCTGAATTATTAGAACAATTAAACGACGCGAACCAAGTAAGTGATAAACATGATAAGCTTTCAGAATACCAACGTTCAATCCTCCGAAATGTTGATTCCGAACAAAAGAGTATCTCCTTCTTTGAGTCAAACGATGACTGTCCGACGTGTAAGCAAAATATCGACCACGCTTTCAAACACAAAGAAATTAAAGAAAAACAAAAAAAGATTGAAGAATTTGAGAATGCTGTCTCAGAAATTGATAAACAATTGGAGACAGTTAGAGCAAGACTTTCTGCAATACAATCAATTCAAGAAGACATACAATCTCACCAGACTAAAACACAATCAATCAATAATAGCGTAAGTGCAATTGATCAATATATTGAAAAGATTGAAAAAGAAATTAAAGCAACGGAAAATGATACAGGTGATATAAAAGAAGAAAAGAAACAATTAAAAGAAATTGAAAAAGAATTAAAAGAAATTGATTTAAAAAGAGAAGAGCTTTTAGAAGAAAATGAATTACATCTTACGGCTAAAAATATTTTGAAGGATGAGGGTATTAAAGCAAGGATAGTTAAACAATATTTGCCGATTATGAATAAATTAATCAACAAATATTTAACTCAAATGAATTTCTTTGTATCTTTTAATTTAGACGAGAACTTCAATGAAGAAATAAAGTCAAGATATAGAGATGATTTTACGTATGATTCTTTCAGTGAAGGAGAGAAGATGCGTATTGATTTAGCATTATTATTTACATGGAGAGCAGTTGCTAAATTAAAAAATTCTGTTAATACAAATTTATTAATTTTAGATGAAGTATTTGATAGTTCTTTAGATGGTGAAGGTACAGATGAGTTTATGAAAATTGTGAATGAACAGGGAACCTCTACAAATGTTTTTGTAATTTCTCATAAGGGTGATACTTTATATGATAAATTTAGAGTTCATATGAAATTCGAAAAACGTAAAAATTTCAGTATAATAGTATGAGAGAATTAGTACCAGAAGAACATAATTTACTTATTCAAGAAACCATTCCATTTAGCCGTCTGGCTC